CGGACTTGGGTCACGCGACACCTTAAAACCGCGATAGCGAGTGTTGTTCCGGCCGGTGCCCTGTCGGGTGAACTCGATGTCGTACCCGTCGTCAGGATCAACGATATTTACCAAGCTTTTGGTACGGTGGTTGATGCACTGTGATGCGATTTCGGAATCTGTCGACCCGGAAGCCATATAAACGTAGATGCCATCCTTTTCGGCATCGCGGTCGATAACGTAATAAATGTAGCTGCGCTTTGGCAAAAGCTGGTATTTATCCTCTTTTGAAGCACGCGAACCGAGTTCGTACAAGGCCTCGCACACCGGGCAGCGGTCATACGGTGAACTCGCGTTTTCTTTCAGGCACAAATAGCGTTGGTCCTGCGGCCCAACCCCGTAATGAATAAATATCTCAAGGCCAAAATGCCGTTTCGGGTTGTTTTTGAACGTCGGCGGCAAAATACGCAGCGCATTTGCGCCTTGCTTTGCTGCGTAGATTTTGACGTCCTTAAACAAGTTATCGAAGAGCGAGCCCTTCCTATCGGCCCGTTCCTGCATATCCTCGTATGAGGGCGGTGTGTAATCAAAACGCTTGCTATTGGCCACAGTGTTCCTCGCTTTCCTTACTGTGATCGGCGCAATCCTTGAGAATGCGTCGCATGTATGCTTGTTTAACCCGATAGTAACCCGCGGCGAATGCACCGCCTAGGAGGTACGCTATCGCAATAAGTCCCACAATGCTTGCAGCGATGGTCAGAACGACAAAACTAATTCCCACGGCGCCTCTCACCGACGCGCTCGCGTGCATCACGTCTTTCGGTAGGGGCAAACGAATCGGAGTAGTTCCGCATATTTGCAAGTTGGATCATTCCACGCAATACGTCACCGCGTTGCCGATAAGATTCAAGCAGAGCTTTCCACCTATCGGCATCAAGACAAGCGGCAAGATAATCGCGCTGCGCCTTATGATAATCCGGTTCGCGAATAAGCTGCGCCTTCACCTGTGGCTCGGTTATCTTTTCACCATCGGCGACAGCGTTGTCGCGAATATCCTTATCCAGTTCCGCGGCAGTACGCTCAAGCATAAACTTTGCGGTGTCTCGAACATCAATAGCCCGGGCATGCGCTTCACCGACATGCCAGAAGTTATGCGGATGAGCAACAAGCTCTTCATCAAGCCGATCACGATTTATCTGTAGCTCGGATCGCAATACCTTAAAATCATCAGTATCGCTAGTCAGGCTACGCGGCATCACTTTATCTCCAGCTTAACTTTGCGAGTAGTTACCGGCGTGCTAGGGATTATACGCAGATTTGCTTTAGCCGAACAGTGACCTACCCACAGCAATTACCACAGGGGTAAAACCCTCGCCGCCAGTAAACGGTGTCGAAAAATTATCCAATATCTTGAGGGCGCCGCACACCGCCTTCTCATCCTTTGCAGTGATTGCGATCTTGGCAAAGTAGGCCGAAACGACCTTACGAATGGTTTCCGGGCTTTCATCCGATGCAACGATCCCCTCAAGAATCGGTCGCACCTTTTGCCAACTCCAGCCGGCGGCTAGAGCCTTCGCTAGCTCATACCCGTTTCCACCCAACTCATCGTCAAGATCAGATATCAGCCGTGCCGCTTCCGCCCTATCCGCGGCGCTAAAACACACAGAAAGGTTCGATAGCGCGCGGCGCGGCGAACCTTCGGCCTGCCGCGCACACAGTTCGAGCACCGCACGCGGGGTATCGAACTTTTCGGCTTTGACAATATCCTCAAGATAATCAACCAGCAGCGAAGCGGCTACCGGACGCAACACGTAGGAGGAACACCGCGACTTATTGATCGTATCCGGTACCTTACGGATATCGGTTGTGCACAGAAAAAAGTAGACCCATTCGGGTGGCTCTTCGAGGGTTTTCAAAAGGGACTGCCAAGCCTGACCCGATAAGCTGTGGCACTCATCAATGATAACGGATTTTGTCGGATTCTTATCAAGCGACAGCGGGCGATACATCAACGCCTCGGTTACCGCCCGCATGGCATCAACACTACTATGCGAAGCCGCATCCATCTCAACAAGGTTTGCACCTTTTGAACCGACGTACGCAGCGCCTATTCGCGATAACGACGTCTTGCCGCAACCGGGCGGCCCGGTAAAGAGGAACGCATGGCTTGTGTGGTCATCAAGCGCCCGCTTGTACGAACGCACAATGTCCTCTTGCCCGATCACATCCTTAAAACGGGCAGGGCGGTAACGGTTGATAAGCGACTCACTGCTCATTTGAACTCTTCCGGACGTTTTGGCCACCCGAGCCGTTGCACAGAATTATAGGTTCCCAACGAACGTGTATCGGCCCAGGTAGGACCGTATTCTATCTCGACAGACAACGGTACGCAGATCCAGGGAAAGGCACTGCCATCAAGCATCGCATCGAGAATAATAGGGGTGCATTCCTCGAAATCCTTTTCGGTGTCAAAAATAAACGAAAGATCGTCATGAAGTTGCAAATTTGGTTGCAACCGCGGATCGCCCATCTTCGATAAACGGTTCATCGCATCCATAACAATACGGTTTGTCGCACCTTGGATCGGTGTATTTACAATTTGCCCCCGGCCTAACGGAGCATGCCGGCGCAACCCGCCTAAAAGCTGTACATAACCCAACTCATCGAATTGCTTGATAAGCGTATCCTGCCATTTCTTCACCAGGGCAAAATAATCCCAGAAAGCTTTATACATCGGTTCCATAAAACTATCTTCAACCCCGAACCGATGCGCCGTTGTGTGAAGCGATGCAGTGTAGAAAAGTGCAAAGACAAAATCATTCTTCACCTTTTTACCGCGAAAATCCTTTAACGCAACCGGGTCATCAACAAATTGTTTACCGCCGACCCAATCTGGGTTGTGCCGGGCAAGCCGTTTCGCCCATTCAAGGTGGATATCGTAGTCCTCCCACAATGCATGGCAATATTTTGGATCGCGGGAAGCACAGGCGATCATTCGCGCATCGATCTGCCCTTGGTCAAACTTTGCGAAAATACCGCCGCGCTTTTGTATTTGGCTGCGAACCCGTTTTCCCTCTTTCGAGCGCACGGGCACATTTTGCAGATTAGGGTCTTCACATTGCAATCGACCAGTTTCGGTAAAACAAGTACCAAAACTGGCGTGAAGGGTATGGTCAAACACTAGTGGCGAGTCAACACTAAACGGATCAACATATGTTGATTTCAGTTTTTGCGCCTCACGCAAAGCTATCACCGCAGCCCCAATTGGCGACTTTATTGCCTTTAGCACTTCCTTTGTTGTAGACCACCCGTTACCCGGCTGCCCGGTTCTGTCCTTTAGAATATCGCGCAGCATCGTTGCTACATCAGTAGTCGATAACGGGTTGAACTTAGCGCCGGTCACTTTGCGAAAGGTTTCAACATCCGGCAACGCGTCGATAACCTTGCGGGCCGCGGCTATCTTCCGCTCATATTCACGCGATAGCTGTTCATTCACCTCGGCATCAACCGGGAAGCCTTTAAGCTGGGTCAAAACCACCGTGGGGATCTGCTCAAGCTTTTCCCTGTAAACTTCCGTAAGCCCTTCCTTGCGCAGACGGTCCTCCTGCCGGCCAAACAAAAGCCTATGGTATTTCGCATCAACCGCGTTGTAAGGCAGGATAGCCGATAGCGGTTCATCGATCATACGGGCCTTATTAAGCCCAACCCCGCGTTTAATATTGAGCCCGAATTCCTGCAAAACCAGAAACTCAAGAGATAACGCACCAGGTTTGGTTTCCCCCACACGTTCATCCAAGGAAAAAGCACCGGTAAGGCTATCCTCCCAGCGCACACCGTGGGCGTACCGGTTACCGTAAAGAAAACAGGTTACCTCCATTTCGTAAGAAAGGTTGTGAACCGCCTTGCGGGCCGGCGATAGCAGAAATTTAAGCCACGCCTCTTCGATGGTTTTAAGCTGTGCCGCGGTCCAGCCGGCATGAGGGTGGCGCCAGCCAAAGGCTAGCGTCTCATCCGCAACCGATACCGCAGCGGACAAAATACGGAACTCTTTCGGATACGGACGTAAATGGGTAGCTTCGTAGTCGACCCCTGCAATATCGCAGGTACTCGCGTAATCGAGAAATTCGAGCACATATGCAAGATCCTTTCCCGAACGCCCCTCGATACAGGTGACAGCGCGTCGGGCCTCCTCGGGTGTATGTACAACCGGCGTTGGCAAGCCGTCTTTTATCTCAGCAAAAGCACGGCGCATATCGTGTTCAAACGCAATCTCGTTATCGGATTTGCGGCCGCGACGATCGTCATTTGTGCCAAGAAAAAATTTCGGATGCTGAAACGCAAAATACCAGTATGTGTGCTTTCCGACCTTTACTGGGAATCGTCGTCCTCGCCACATTTCTATAGGCGGCGGACGCTGCGCCCAGACAAGCGGAATATCTCCCATCCCGAATATCACCGCCGGCTGGGTATCATCCAAGTCACCCTCAAGTTTCGGGCGGCAACACTCTATTTCGACCTTATCGGGGCGTCGGTGTTCCGGGGTTGCGCATCTGATCGTGTTTGACCACCGCACATCGGAGCGCACTTCGCGCGGCAACTGTTTGCGGATATAGCTGCCGACCTCATCCGAAAACGGCCACCCTTCCCTATCGTCCTCTTTACCGGGTGCTTCCCCGATAATATAAATGAGCGGTTCTTTACTTCCTGATGGCTTCATCTTCGGTGAAGCGATATCGGCCTTGTTCAGCGGGCAGCCGCGGCATCCGAGCTTATGCAAAAGGTCATCGCTAACGCGAGCCTTTGCCGGCGCACGAACTTTAGTGCCCGACGCAAAAAAGCCCATTTTATATCACCTCGGCTTTATAGAAAAAACCGCCCTTTGCATTTATACGGTTCAGGGCCATTTTAGCGTATTCAGAGTTTAATTCTATCCCGACGCAATTACGATGAAGTATAGGGCACCCGGCACGAATACACGGTTCTACCAGTGTTTCAGGAAAAGTGGCGAAATGGGCTTCCTTGTAAGGTACGGTGGCTACGGTCCATACTGAACGCTTATTACGGGTTTCCGCAATGTCACCATCAACAGTGCGGGGTTTTGCAGAAGCACGCCCTAATTGGTGTCCACCTGTTTTACCCGTGTTGAATTGACTACCTTTGAATGACTTGGGTGTAGTGTCCTTAAAGAAGCCACCGGTAACTTTGTCTACTAAAGAACGCTCTTTAATCGCGTCTGCGTCAAAGTAATATTGCTCATTTTTACTAAGCAGAAACAAATACTCATGCGCTTTGGTGCAGCGGTCGGTGACGCTCTCGGGCATCGGATTCGGCTTCGACCAGATAATATCTTGCCGTAGATACCAGCCGCTCGCACGCAACGCGAAAGCCACCATCCACGGAATACCTATTAGGTCTTTCGCCTTGAGGCCGATCGCTCCGTTCCGAACCGGTGCATGGTCACCTCTGCCGACCTTTCCGTCAGAACTACCACGGGATTCACTTTGTAAGTCCACACATGCGCTCGCCCGCCCGCCACCTTGATCGTAAATGTAGCCGTGCTTTCCGCTATCACCGGGCTTGTGCTGCCCTTTGCGAGCGTCTCTCGCGTAACTGTCCCCCAAATTTAGCCACAGGGTTCCGTCCGGCCGTAGAACACGATGAACCTCGGCAAACACTTTCACAAGTTTACCCACATACTCTTGCGGGGTCTTTTCAAGACCTACTTGCTCATCATTCCGGTGTGCACCACATACACACAACTTCATTTTCTCAATTCCCGAAACACCATCACGATTTCGCGGTGATGATTCTTTTACAATACCATCAGCACGCCCGCTGCCAAGCCGAACTATAGATTCATGATTACAAGATGGATCGCCGCCTTCCCACGTTCCGGTACCGTAATCCCGCAACCCGTAGTAAGGCGGTGATGTAATACAGCAATGAACCGATTTATCCGGTAGCTGGGAAAGCTTTGTTAGAGCATCACCAACTAGGATCCTTATCGTGTTCACGACTATTTCGTGGCAATGATGTGGATGAAATCCTTCGGGCCGGCCAAAACCAAGCAATCACGGGTTAACCGCAGCCGTTCGCGCCCTTCAAGCCCGCGCTTGAGCAAGCCGGTCGGAACCCGAACAACAAGGTCCTGTTGCCCTTCGGCACCTTCGAGACGGATAGCATCATCTATCTGCCCTTCCGTGGTTTCGGCAAACAGGTAGAGCTTTTCCCCGTCCTTCACCTCAACCTCGATAGGTGCAGCCTTATCGACAAGCACCAATGCCCGATCAATAGCCGAAACTAGTCGTTCCGGCACCGGAAACCCAGGATCATTGCCAACATAGCCGCGAACCATACTGTGAAAATCGGCTTTCTCGTCATCCTCAACAAGCCGGCCAAACAACAGCATCCCGGCATTCAGCGTAGCAGTCAATGCTATCGTGCCCACACAATACACGCTGTTTTCATCAAAAATGATGGTGCTTTCCTTTTGGTGCCTTGCCTTGACCTGTTCGCAAAACTGGGTCGGCATGATAAGTCTGTTGCGGGAACCGATAAGATCAGCGGCACCGGCCATCGGTTTCCAAGAAATCGTATTAGAATCGGTTGTGTACAGATCGGCATCCGTACCGGAACGAATGACCGTGATACCGCGTTGTTCGGCTTCCGTTACCTTGTCGGAACTAGCGGAAAGCAATACAAGATCGATAGCCGCGCACAGTTCCTCCCCAATACCGAACCCGGTACCCTCCGGCACCTTCGGGGTCCAGAACCACTCCTCGATAGGGCGCAGGGCAAGTTTAATGATCGCGCCGCCGCCTTTCATCAATAGGTTTTTGTCCGGCCCCTCCTCAACCGTTATCGTTTCGGCACCGGTAGTTTCAAGGATACCGAGCAGCTTATCGCCGCGCACCCCGCCGCGAAACTCAGTCGTAAACTCGACCTGAATTCCAATAACATCATCGTATGCCGAAATATGCGTACCGGAAAACCAGATATGGGATAATTCCTCAACCTGGTTTTTGTTGCTTGAAAGGGCCGGTGCGACAGCCCTTACCGCCGAAAGCAATTCGGCTTTGTTGATCTTCACTGCGATTCCTCCGTTGGGTGCGGTAGTCGGTTACTAATAACCATACGCAGGCCGTCAAGCGGTTCCGCACTCTTATGAAAGGCTTCGCACACTGCCGGCGGTAAGCTACTTAAGGCAGTCATAACTTCCGCCATCGCGGAAAGCGCCAATTCACCGACACCGACAACCTGACGGTTATGATCGAAACTCCATTTCATCATTGCAGCGACACATTGCCGAGCCTCGGCGACCTTAACCGGGTCTTCATCATCCATTTCGCGTAGCGCTGCCCACATCCACACAAGGGCCGGGGCGTGCTTATCGCGGCCGAGAAGGACAAATAAAGGCTCATCCGGGTCCGCGTTTGCATAACAGTCAAACGGACCCGGATTGCGCTTTGTGGCCATGTTTTAACAACCCCCCATAAGGCAACTTGTACCCTGCGGTTATACGCCGTTCGGCAGTCCTAATTCGGCAAGTACAGAGGGAGGAAAAGCGGCAAAAGCACGGCGCCCTGATATCCACAAGCAATCGCCAATTTTCACATGTGGGAGTGCTTTCGCCGCGTAATACGGGTCGAGCAATGTTTCATCAGGCAACACCGCGGCCTTGCCTACCCCGTATGGACTACCGGGTGGGATTAAATCAAGAGGCGGTAATTCCGGTGAACCCGAAAGCAATTTCCCATGCGGGCATAGGAAGCGCAGGGCGGTTGCCACGATAGCGGAAGCCGAAGGCATGCCGGATACCGCAACCGCTACTACTCGCGTTCTACGGCGGCCACACAAGCCCGCTAGCACCGCCGCGGCAGTAAGGCCGGAACCGGTAGGTACGATAACCCGCCGCACCCCTTTCGGAATGTTCTCACACTGCCAAACGGTATCGCGAAATGCCGCGTTTGGATCCCAGCGCACGACACGGCCTATCTCACGCGCCCTATCACGAGCGCGTGAACGGACAACCGAAAGGTAACCCGGTCGAATTTCAACCAGCTCCGCACCCATATCGGCAGCATAGCGTGTCGAGGAAGTGCGAACGGCTCGGGCCGGTACATAGACGACAGCCGGCACCTTGTAATGTTTACCGGCAGCGGCGACATAGACCTGCATTGCACTGTCAGCCGAACAGCCGACAATCATCGTAGCACCAGGGGCCGCCTCAGCCATTTTTACGTATTGCCGAACCTTGCTGCCGGTTGGGCCATCTAGACCGAACTGGGCGAAGCGATCCTCTCGCTTCGCCCAGTAGGTACCGAAATCCTGAACTTCGGTAAGGTCGTCGATGCCCGTACTACCCGCCGATGGAGTAGTAGGTCTCATCGCCGCGCTTCTCCTTCACAAGTTCCTTGTTCAGCGCAACGGCGATCTTGCGAGCGGTCGTGAGGCAACCCGAAGGCCAGCCGAGGGACTCCTTCATCGCCTCGTGGGTAGCGCCGCCCTTCTTGGTCAGCATACCCTCGAGGATCTGCCGCTTCGACGGTCCGGTATTCTCGGCCCGCTTCGGCGGAG